CACAATGGAACGGGGTCGTAAGGTTGCTGAAAAGCGCCAGATACCCGTCCTTACCCCTGTTGCTGGAGCAGCAGAGGAAACCAAGAGAACCCTGCTTAAGGGCGTGTCTAGCGTGGCAGAGGGTGTGCTTAATGTAGCAACCCAGCCCATTATGGATCTTACGGTTAATCGTAACCGTGCTCCGGATGAATACCTTAAAGCTGCCTATGACTTTGGTGTTACCCCCAAGACCGAAGTCGGTAAAGCTGCTGCTAAAATCTTAAGCTTTGTTATTGCCACCCGCCAAGCTGCAAAGCTGCCTATTCCTGGCGTAAAGGCTGGTACTACTGCTGTACCTGCTGGCCTCAAGGGTGGAGCAAAGGCTGCTGCCCAGGCAAAGCGTATTGTCACTGAAGGCCTGGTGCCGGGTGCCATTGCTGATTTCTTTCTTACCGATCCTCGTGATGGTAACTTCAGCACCATGATTCAATCGTGGGTACCTGAAGAGTGGAGAGATAACTTTGTCTTTGCTCTTGCTGCTAAGGACACGGATAACCCATGGCTTAATCGTCTTAAGTCTGTGGCGGAAGGTGGTCCCCTGAATGCTGTTGGTAATGCTATTGTGGCATTTACCTTTGGCAAGAAGGCAGCTAAGGCCGTCCTGGATAATGGTGGTACCAAAGAAGAAGCCGTTGCTGCTGGTATCAAAACCACTGCTGATAAGTCCGACGAACTGGCAAAGGCTGATGCTGCCTCCCAGGAAGCCGAACGGGTACGGTGGTCTGATACCCAAGAGATGGAAATGAATCAGCTCATGGCTCGTGAGCAGACCATCCAGGAACGCATCAATGCCTTGGATCCAGAAGATGAACTTGCTCAAAAGCTTACCGAAGAGCTGAATCAGGTTCGTCTTGCCCAGGCTGATCTTGAGAATACCATCTTTGAAAGCGCTGATGATGTTCCTTACGAGTTCTGGGAAACACAAGCCGCACATCGTACCACCGACATTAACGATGTAATCAAGAACCAGGACCAGCTAGAAAATGGCTTCAAGGGTACGGAAAAGGATCTTGGATTCCAACCTGGTCGGGTTATTAGTCACGGCTCTGCTGGTCACGTGATGACCGATGCCCAACTTAAGATCATGAATCTTGATGAAGGTGTTGAACAGGTTATCCGTCGTGAAAGCAAGAAAGTTGATGTCCGTAAGATTGCCCGTGCTGTTGGCAAAACTGTCGATGAGGTAGTTAACAACGCAGCGCGTGTGTATCAAGATTTCAATGATGCCTTTAAAACAGTCGATGACATTTATGCTGATCCTACTGACATTGCTGGTTCGGTACTGAGGTCTGCTGGGGGTACCCTTCCTAATACGGATATTCCGTCTGCTGAAGGTCTCGTTGCTGCCAAAGCGATTGTGTCGGACCTTGCTGCTCAGATCTATGATGTAGCACGTGCTGCGGAAGATCTTGACACTGCCCAGGTTACCAATGCCAATAACTTTGATCGTCTTGTTGACCGCCTCGTCGGTATGCTTGAGGTCTATAAGTTTGGTACCAACTTCTATGGTGGTAGTCTGAATGCCCTTAAGGTAAAGATTACCTCTGCTATGGATGGCGGAGAGGCTGCTCAAACCTTGCGTGAGTTTGAAGGGGAAGATGTCCTTACTTCTCGTGAACTGCGTAAGTGGGCGGATCGAATTAAGAACCTGCGGCGTTCTGGAGATCCGGCTGCTGAAGATCAAATGCGTGCTATGGTCAGGGCTATGGTTCTTGCTGGTGGTGATCCATCCAAGACCGTTTCCTTTGCTGGCACTGCCATGAAGGTCTTTGGTGAAAACCAGATGGGCATGTTCTATAACAGCATCCTTTCTGGTACCAAGACCATGATTCGTAACCTTGGTTCTGTGGTACGAGTGATTGAAGCCCCAGTAAGCATTGCCATTATGGGTGCTCGTAAGGGTGATCCTGCCCTGACTCGTGCTGCTGTTGCTGGTCTCCATGCTATTTGGACCAGCGGTGCCGAAGCCATGAAGGTGGGTGTTACTACTTTCCGTACTTCTACTGCTTCTACCTGGACTCCTCGTCAGATTATCGAGCAGGCAGAAACCCAAGCGATGATTGATACGCTTGAAAAGGTTGCTGTTGGTCCTCTTCAAGAGAAAGCTGTTGGTATGCTTAAGGCTCACTACCGCCTTGTCCAATGGTTTGACCTTCCCAGTCGCCTGTTGACCAGTACCGACGATGCGTTCCGTACCATTTTTGCTCGTCAACGGATTGCTGAACAGGCAATGTATAAAGCCATGACTGAAGCCAAGGATCCTCTTGATGTGGATGGTTTGGTTAAGAAGTACATGGATGAGTACTCCAAACAAATTGATCCACAGACTGGCCGTATTAAGGATAAGGGCCTTGCTAAGTATGCTGAGATTGGTACCTTCCAAGAAGACCCCGGTGCTGCCGTTAATGGCCTTAGTCAGTTCCTTGAAAACCTTGGTCCTATTGGTCCCCTTGGTCGTGTTGCTGTTCCGTTCCTGCGGACCCCTGCTAACATTATCAAATACCAGGCACAGTTTACCCCTCTTGTTGGTAAGTATGCCGGTGAGTATTTGGCTGTCAAGCAATCTGGTGACGCTCTACGGGTGGCAGAATACGAAGGCAGGGAGGCTATTGGTGCCGTTACTGCTAGCATTGGCCTGATGCTTGGTGCTGCTGGTATCACTACTGGTAATATGCCTGTGGATGCCCGTGAGCGTGCTCGTTGGAAGCTGCTTGGTATTCAGCCCCGCTCGTTTAACATCAACGGCACATACGTTTCCTATAATACTCTTGAACCTTTAAACAACGTACTTGCTGGTATGGCTGACATTGCCATGCTTGCTCGTATGGGTTTGAATGAAGATTGGCTTGAAAATCTTACCGGTCAAATGGCCCTGGCTATTGCTGCTGGTCTTACCGAAAAGAGTTACTTTGCTGGTCTGGAATCTATTGCCGTACTGGCTGACCCTGGCCAACTGCTCAAAGGAGATACCGTTCTTAAAGGATTACTGAGTACCAGCAACAATATGCTGCCTCTTAGCGGAGCACGCCGAGCTGCTGCCAATAGCTTTGATCCTTACATGAGGGAATTTAGCAATGAAGTTGATCGGGCTATGCAAGCTGCTTTGCCTGGTTATCGTAACTTCCAGCCTCCTCTCATTAATGTTTTGACTGGTGAGCCTCTTCGTAATCCAAATGGTGGTCCTTGGAATGCTCTTGTTCCGTTTGAAGTGAACACAGAGAATAAGGATCCTGTGGCTAAGATGCTGATGGCTGCTGAGTACAACTGGTCTGATACTCTTGAGAAGTCCCCGTCCGGTCGAGCATTGACCGCTGAACAGAAGCATTACATTCGTAGCACTATGGCTAAGAATGGTCTTCGGCAGCAGTTGGATGAACTTCGTAAGATGCCTTGGTTCAAGGAAGACCTTAAGAATTGGCAGAATCGTACCATTGGTGACATTGGCACAGATCGTACCCAATGGCCTCGGTTCTATACTGCCATTGATGAGATTTGGCAACGTTCTCGTCAGAATGCTTTCAAGCAAATGGAAGCCAAAGTCCAAGCCGTGGGTGAAGCCGAGCAAGGTATTCGTAAGGCCAAAGCTCAAATTAAACGAGGTCAATATGACCTTACCAAGCCTGTTTCTACCGAACCACCCGCTGCTGATCAGGCAGAAGCAGATCGGGTTTACAATGACCTGATTAGGTTCTCTCAACCTTAGTAACAATGGCAATCGTCCAAAACACTTATACGGGGAATGGATCTACCACGCTCTATTCCCTGTCTTTTTCTTATCTAGATGAGGCGGATGTCAAGGTTACCCTTAATGGTACCCTTACCACTGCTTTTGTCTTTGTCAACGCCAGCACCATTCAATTCCTGACGGCTCCTGCTAATGGAGTTGCTATCATCATTTATCGGGAAACCAATAATGATGCTACGGAAGCTACGTTCTTTGCTGGCTCTGCAATTAAGGCTGCTGATCTAAACAATAACTTTACTCAGCTGCTTTACGTTGCTCAAGAGGTATTTGCTCGTACCCTTAGTACTCTGGGTGGTACGTTGTCTGGTATCCTCAATATGGGTGGATACAAGATTACCAACCTAGGTACTCCTACCAACAACACTGATGCCTCTACCAAGGCTTATGTTGATAGCAATGTAGGTGCGGTATCCGCTTCTGCTGTGGCTGCTGCAGCCTCTGCTGCCTCTGCTGCTACTTCTGCGTCCTCTGCCACGGCTTCTGCCAGCAGCGCATCTACGAGTGCCAGCAACGCTTCTACCAGCGCATCTAATGCTGCCAGTAGTGCTTCTGCTGCTTTAGCTTCTCAAACGGCTGCTGCTGCTTCTCAAAGTGCTGCGGCTACCTCTGCCTCCAACGCTTCTACAAGCGCCTCTAACGCCTCTACTAGCGCCACTAACGCTGCCAACAGTGCAACCAGTGCTGCCAGCTCTGCTGCGTCTGCTTTGGCTGCGTTCGACAGCTTTGATGACCGCTACCTAGGGGCTAAGGCAAACGATCCAACCGTTGATAACGACGGAGATCCTCTGACTGCTGGTGACCTTTATTGGAACACCACGCTGTCGGTAATGAAGGTCTACACCGGTTCGGTGTGGGTTATTGCTTATGTGCCTGGTTCTGCCAGCAACATCAGCTTCAGTCCTTACAGCACCATCGCATCAAACAATGTTCAAGGTGCTATCCAAGAACTGACTGATGAGAAGCTGAACCTGACCGGTGGCACCATGACTGGGAACATCACCTTCAACGGTGCTCAGACGTTCCCGAATACTGTTGTCCAAAGCGGTAGCACTGCTTCTGCAGCTGTCCCCAGCGGCACCACTGCTCAGCGTGATGCTTCACCTCTAACTGGCTACTTCCGATACAACACTACCCTCAGTCAATTTGAAGGGTATAACGGAACTGCCTGGGGTGGTATTGGAGGTGGTGCAACTGGTGCTGGCACTGATCGTTGGGCTGTAGAGCACGACAACACGATCACTCAGTCGTACACTATTAGTA